GCAGAAGATGACGAAGCATTTTCTACATTCAAAATAGATCCTGACTACACTAAGATTCTTGAGGGAGGACCTAGAGAAGTAGCTGATTATTACTATAGTAAAATCATGACTCACCCTCTCTATAGTATTTGGAAAGATAACGTAGATAAGTTCTTAGTAAATGAATCTTATTGCAGACCTAAACAGTATGAATTTGAATTTGGTAAGTGCTCTTCTGCCACATTAAAAAATTCATATAACATGTTAGATGTTATGAATTTTATTGCAGACTCTAGTGTCCAGACTATCGTAGAAATTGGTGGAGGATATGGTGGTGTTGCTTGTATGCTTCATGAATTATCAGATAACTTTGACAAGTATATTTTGATTGATACTCCCGAAGCATGTAAGTTGGCAGATAGGTACTTGAAAGAAATTGGAAAGAGTGGTAAAATTATAACATTACCTTGCACTGAAGTTGAAAATTATGACTTTGGTGATAGAATTGATTTGACTATCGCAGTCAACTCTCTATCTGAATGTGACCTAAAAACACAATTGATGTATGTGAATAAAGTGATCACGCAATCACAATACACTTACATTGTTAGGAACATTGACTCTGAAGAAAACGCATTCAAGCATCAACAATGTATACGTGCTTTAGATGATACCTTCTTGGTAGATGATAGTGAGAGGATTGAAGAGAAGTGGAGTCAAAACCGTGTAGTTTATGTCAAAAAAGATGAAAATGGATAGCAAAACCAAACTGGTATTTGCACTTGAACATATCGCACACTTGCATGATTTATTTGAAGACAACCAGTTTGAAAAATACTTGCAAGATGCAGTATATACTCTTGAGTATGAATGCGAGAGACAACTGAAATTAGAACTGGAGAAGAAACATGAAAAAGATTCGTAAAGTATTTGATTGTTTTAATTTATCTCATGAACCAATCAAACTCTTACTTCTAAGACTTAAAACTCATTATGATCATGTAGATCATTTCTGTATCAATGAGAATGCCATTACTTACAGTGGTGTTGAAAGGGAATGGATGATCCCCAAGTATGAAAAGGAACTTGAACCATACATGGATAAGATCATTTATCGTCAGATTGATATTAGAGAAAGAAATTTAGATTGGTCAACTTTTAAACAGGACTATCATTCTGATAGAGATGTAGAAGATAAAAGAAACTGGCCAGAACGTTGGCAACGTTCAATGTATGGTAGAGATTGTTTGATTGAATCTCCTTTAGAACATGCTAGTAATGATGATATTATTATTCAGAGTGATCTTGATGAGATTATCCTTCCTGAGGCACTGGCAGATATTCAAGAATGGTTTACTGATGACAAAGCAATCTACACTGGTCATCAAAAGTTTTTTATGTGTCATGTTAATCGATTGATGTATGAAAATGGTGAACCTGTTGAGAAGTGGAGAGGTCCTCAGTTCTGCACTCTTGCATATATGAAAGCATTTGGTGGATTCAATACTTGTCGTAATCCTGGTAAAGGTCCTGATCATGTTAAAGAATATCTTATTGATGGTTGTGGTTGGCACTTTAGTTTCCTTGGTGGTAATGATAAAATCAAGGAGAAACTACAGGGTTATGGTCACCAAGAACATAATAATGACATGGTGAAAGATAACCTTGAGGAGAATATTAAAAACAATAAAGATATTCTTGGAAGAGGTTATTATGATTATAAAATAGTTCCTTTTGATCCCGAAGAGTACCCTAGGGAATTAGTATTGAACCAAGAATTCTACGAGGAGTTTATCTATGCTGACAACTGAAATTTATAGAGGATCTGGAATCGGTAATCAATTGTGGAACTATGTTGTAACTCGATTAATTGCTGAAGCAAATGGATATGAGTTTGGTATCCAATGTCCAGAACGTTGGAAGGGTGCCAAGTTTATGCCTGTAGATCTTGGTAAAGAAATCACTGGTGGATCTGGTCCTGAAGGAGGACCTCCTACTTCTTTACCTGAAGGCATCGAAAGATACTATGCAGAACTTAAGATTCCTCATCCTAAGAATGGTTGGAATATGGGATTTGTTGATCCAGGACTTCTATGTGTTGCTGACAATACTAAAATTGAAGGTACGATGCAGAAGATGTCATACATCAGAGAACATCGTAGTAAGATTCAAAAGTGGTTAGAATATAAACCTTCTCACTTACAGGAATATTACGATTGTCATGACTGTTGTATTATTCAATTCCGTGGTGGTGATTATCTAACTGGTGCATCTGTGCTTCCTCCAGAATATTATTCTATGGCAATGGATAATATGAGAAACATTACTGGTAATTATAATCTAAAATTTTATGTTGTTACTGATGATCCTGGTGCTGCAAAGAAGTTTATTCCTGATGCTGAGGTAATTGGATCTGCTATCGATGAAGAGAAAGATGAACTACAAGGTAGTATTGGATGGTATAAGTATCCTGGTGGTCCTATTGGAATTGATTACTCTATTCTAAACAAGGCAAAGTATATTATTATGAGTGCATCTACTTTTTGTTTTTGGCCAGTCTGGTTGAACGATAGTGCAAATGTTGTTATCTCTCCTAAGTATTGGTTTGATTGGAATAGATCTGATGGATGGTGGAGACCTGATGATTCAATTGTTGATAACTGGACGTATATGGATCAAGAAGGTAACCTTTGCAAAGGTGATGATTGTAGAGTAGAATATCAAGAGTATAAGAAGAAGAGTCCATACTATGCTTAATCTAAAAGATGTAACGTTAGTAGCATTAACTAACATGCGTATGGAAGGGCACATCTCTGCCCTTATGGAAAGTACTGAACACATCAAATTTGGTGATGTAAAACTAATCAGTGAAAAGGATAAAGTCCCCTCAGGTCTACCTAGTGTGATCAACGTTGAGGAAATGATTTATCCTATTCGTAGTATTGATGATTATAGTTTTTACATGATCTATAACATTGGACAGCACATTGAAACAAACCATATGTTAATCATTCAGGATCATGGGTTTGTTGTTAATCCTGAAGCATGGACTGATGAGTTCTTAGAGTATGATTACATTGGTGCACCATGGGCATGGTCTGAGAATGCATACATCGATCCTTTTGGTAATCATCAAAGAGTTGGAAATGGTGGAGTTTCTCTCCGCAGTAAAAAACTAATGGATGTTCCTAATAAAGTTGTCATCCCATGGGATGTAAACCAAGGAGATTTCTATAAGCACATGGATGCTGGCTTGTTTAATGAAGATGGAAATATCTGTGTTCATAACAGACATCTATATGAAGAACAAGGATGTAAATATGCTCCCGTAGAAGTTGCAGCAAGGTTCTCATATGAAAGAGACCTTCCAGAGAACAAAGGACTAACTCCTTTCGTATTTCACTATACATTACCCCCTTCATTAAGATGAACAAAGTTATTATTTGGGCACATAAACTTCATACCTCAACTCATAGTTACGTTCAGAACGGATACTACAGAGCATTCAAGAAACTTGGTTGGGAAACACATTGGGTTGATACTACTGACGTAGATAGTGTAGACGTATCAAACTCTGTAATTTTTGTAGAGGATTCTGTGAAGGCAGGTATGCCAATCAGAAAAGATTGTAAGTATATTACACACCATCTTCCCACACAAGAGTTGGTTGATCAAGGTATTCCATATGAGAATATTATAAAACTTGGTAACTATCTTCCTCAAGAAGAGATCCATGAGAAGGTTGCCGATCTTACTTATTGGGATGAATCTACAAGATCAATTTATCAATGTTGGGGAACTGATCTTCTACCAGATGAAATTGATACTGATGATTATGTTGAATTCGTACCTACCAGAAAGAAAGTAAATTATGTTGCAATGCTCTATGAACAAGGACCATGGTGGGCACAAGAGTTCGCAAACATTATGAATGAAAAGCACCAAGTTCAGTTTGATGTCTATACTCAGAATGCATCTGATGAAGAGAATAGAAACTTAATTAGATCTTCGTTTTTATGTCCTGACTTTAGAAGTGATTGGCACTTGCAATGTGGGTACATTCCGTGTAGAATGTTTAAGAATATTAGTTATGGTAGAATTACTGGGACTAATTCTCCACTGGTGAAAAGAGCATTAGGAGATCATATTGTGTTTGGTGGTACACCTCATACTTTGTATGAAAACCTTTTAAATGCAGAGGTAAATAGAACAGTTGACATGAAGGCAGCAATGACTTATGTTAAAGAAAACCATACCTTCATCAATCGTGTAAACAATCTCCTGAAATTCTTATGATCGGTTTTAATCATATTGGTCGGCATGGACGACTTGGTAATCAGATGTTTCAGTATGCTGCCTTGAGAGGTATTGCTAATAAACATGGATATGAATTTACTATCCCTGATTGCACCTTTAAAGATGAGTGGCACGATCATCAATTATTTGAAGCATTTACTCTTCCTAATTTAAAATCAAAAACATTTATTCCTGGTACATATCATCAAGAGAAACAGTTTCATTATGATCAAGAGTATGTTGATAACTGCCCAGACAATGTAAACTTG